GGAAGAAGGCTGGAGGCAGGGTGGTCCAAGGACTACTGAACAGGCGTCACGATGAACGCAAGCTGTTCCTCAAGCCCGACAACGGGGCAACTATTGCTGCACCTGTGGTCGCTGATGTGACTGAACGCAAGCCGCTCTTCCTCCTGATCCTTGAAATCATCACGGCTATCTTCAAGAGGAAATAATGTGGATCATCGCTCTACTCATTGCGGTCTCTGTGGCCGTGCTATTTATCCCTCAGCTCAAAGGCTGGAGGACGCATTCCTTCGCAGTCATCACTGCAACATGGTCTGCCATCCTCCCTCTCTTCGCTGAGATGTTCGACTACTTCCGTGGACTGAAGTGGGACCAGTACTTTGGTCCTGACGCAGCGCCGTGGATCATCTTGTCCACCACTGTGGTGTTTATGATCCTCCGCTTCATGACCACAACCCCTGTCGGAAAGAAGCACTAGCGTGTTTGCGCTGCTGACGAAGCTATTGGCAGGACCCCTCATTGACAAGGTGCTGAATGTCTTTGTCTCAATGCAGAACCGTAAGGCAACGGAAGCAGAGGTACGCGCTGCCGTCGAAAAGGAAATTCTCTCCACGCTCAGCGAAGTTGCTGAAACCCAAGCAAGTGTTCTCAAAGCAGAGATCACTGGAGAGGATTGGCTACAACGAAACTGGCGTCCTATTGTCGCCATATCGTTCTCCTTTGTATTGCTCTTCTACTCCCTATTGATGCCAATCCTGGTTTCATGGTTTGGAGTTCCTCCAGTAAGGACTGGTGATCTTATTCTAGAATGGACTTACGACACAGTGTTGTTGTGCCTTGGTGGATACATCGGGGGACGTACAATCGAGAAGGTCGTAAGGATGGTGAAACAGTGACTACAATCGCATACCGTGAAGGTGTCCTCGCTAGTGACAGTCTTGTCACCTTAGGCTCCACCAAAGTCCACGGTAGTTACCAGAAGATCAGGCGTGTCGGTGAACACCTAATCGGGACCGCTGGTTCTGTTGCAGCGTGTCAGTCCTTTATTGATTGGGTGCGTTACGGTGATGACGAGTGCCCTCCTCCCAAGGGCGAGTACAGCGCACTGATCATCGACCCGCGAGGACGGGTACGTGAGATGGAGAATGGGAGTGTACTGCCTGTTCCTCGCGGTGCTAAGTTCTGGGCTATTGGCAGCGGTGCGCCTTATGCGCTTGCGGCTATGTACGCTGGAGCCTCTGCAACTGAGGCTGTGAAGATCGCAGCCAAGATCGATACCTCGACTGGTCTTCCTGTGAAGACACTCAAGGTCAAATAAGTACAGACGGGAACTGGCTCTGCTTCGGCATCCAGCCCGTCTCAGTTTTCTACTCCGTGTCCATAGTCACACTGACCTCTCGTCGGTGACTTCTAAGAACCACTACGCGATACTCTTGACCCCGCGAACTCCCCTGAGGGGGAATAATCGTAGGACAATCTCGCTGTGCAGCGTGTGAGTTTCGAGAAGGTGAAAACCTCCCTCAATCCTTACACGGAGAAACTAAATGTCTAACGCAACTCTGACCCGTGTCGGTCAGGTTAACGGGGCTGGCGATGCTGAAGCCCTCTTCCTTAAGATGTTCTCTGGCGAAGTCCTCGCCTCCTTCAACCTTGCCAACGTCTTCGGTGATAAGCACCGTGTGAAGTCGATCTCGCAGGGTAAGTCCTACCAGTTCCCGGCCATCGGCACGGCGACTGCTGGTTACCACACTCCCGGCAACGAAATTGTTGGTCGCAACTCGATCCTCCAGAACGAGCGTGTGATCACCATCGATGACGTTCTGCTGGCTAACGAGTACATCGCTGAGATCGATGAACTCAAGTCGCACTACGATGTCCGTGGTGAGTACGCGAAGCAGATGGGTGAAGCCCTCGCGGATCAGTATGACCGCAACGTGGCCCGTAACCTCGTCCTCGCTGCCCGCGCCTCTGCGACGATCACTGGCGGTAACGGCGGTGGCTCGGCCACTCAGGCCAACTTCGCTACGGACGCTGCCCTCCTCGCGGCTGGTATCTACAGCATGGCTCAGTCCTTCGATGAGAAGGGTCTCCCTGAGGCTGAACGTTATGTGGCTGTGAAGCCCGCCCAGTACTACCTGATGGTTCAGAAGACTGATCTCATCAACAAGGACTGGGGTGGCGTTGGTAGCTACGCTTCGGGCCAGATGGGCACCGTGGCTGGCGTCACCATCGTCAAGTCGAACAAGGTCCCTCAGGCCAACGATACGTCGAACACCGCTATCCCGTCTGGCTATCGCGCCAACTACTCCACGACTGTCGCCATCGGTTGGCATCCGTGGGCCGTTGGTACGGTGAAGCTCATGGACGTTCGCTCTGAGAGCGTCTGGGATGCTCGCCGTCAGTCCACGCTGCTGCTTGCTAAGTATGCGTGTGGCCATGGTCTGCTTCGGCCCGAATGCGCGTTCGAGTTCAAGAGCGCCTAATCAACATTAACCCCGCCGGGGATCGCCTTCGGGTGGTCCTCGGCTTTTTTTTCTTTGGACAACATGGACGCTATTGCTCTCACTACAGAACTTAACCCCGCCGGGGATCGCCTTCGGGTGGTCCTCGGCTTTTTTTTCTTTGGACAACATGGACGCTATTGCTCTCACTACAGAACTAGAAGCCATCAACGAGATGCTGAATGCTATCGGTGAGGGCCAGGTGTCTTCGATCGACACTGGCAACGCTGATGTGCAACAGTGTGTGCGGCTTCTCCGTGACCACTCCCGCAAGGTACAGAAGCGAGGCTGGTGGTTCAACACAGACGCTGAATACGAGATCACGCCAGACGGCAACAGTAACCTAATCCTCCCCGCTAACACACTTAGAGTGGACCCTGTGGGGGACGATAGGTGGGAGAAGCCGTGGGTTCAGCGTGGTACTAAGCTGTACGATCCCAACGATCACACGTTTGTCTTCACTGAAAGCGTGAAGGTAGACCTCGTTCTCGGTCTTGCATGGGAGGAACTCCCGCAGACTGCCCGTGACTACATCACTGCATGTGCAGGATTGGAGTTCACTGACACGGATATGGCTTCAGAGATCAGACATACCTTCACTCAACGCCGCAAGGACGAAGCATGGCTGGAGCTTCTGAAGGAAGACGCTGAAGCCTCTGACTATAACATGTTCCGCGACAGTACCGCTGGACTAGAGATGGCCCGCAGGAGAATTTAATGTCGGCATTCACCTCCTCTATCCCCAATCTGCTTAACGGGGTAAGCACCCAAGCTGCATCCCTGAGATTGGCCACTCAGGGGGATGAACAGATCAACGGGTACTCTACCCTCACCAAGGGTCTTCTCAAGCGACCCCCGGCACACCTCATCAAGAACGTAGGTGCTGTCACTGGTGCCTCTTCTGCATTCACTCACATCATCAACCGTGACGCCGTAGAACGCTACGTAGTCTTCATCACCAACGGTGACCTCAAGGTCTTCGATCTTGTTGGTAACGAGAAGACCGTCAACTTCCCCAACGGGAAGACCTACCTCAACAACAGTGACCCAAAGAAGGGCTTCGCTGTCACCACCATCGCTGACTACACGTTCATCTCCAACAAGTCCGTAGTGACTGCGATGCGGAGTAATACGGAGCCTACTCGTCCCTTTGAAGCTCTCGTTGCTGTCATGGCGGGTAACTACGCCCGTAAGTATGAGATCATCATCAATGGCTCCACTAGGGCACAGTGTACCACACCTGATGGAAGTAACCGTTTCCATCTACAGTACATCGATACAACTGTCATCGCTCAAACTCTTGCGTATGGTCTAACCAACTCTTACTCCAACTCTGGTGATGGTTCGTTCCAAGGAGAGTTTGGTGCTGGAGGTTCTCAGTATGATAACACGGCAGCAAGCGGTACGGGTATTGCTGCTTCTGCACCGTGGACGGTAACCCGCTACGGTAACTCTATCTACATCAAGAACTCCTCAACAGACTTCACCATCACGACCAACGATGGCTTCAACAACAACGCCATGAAGTCCGTGAAGGGGAAGACACAGCGTTTCTCTAATCTCCCTGAGTATACTGAGAACG